ATCGCAATCGCTTAGTCCGAAAGGCGGCTACCGCCGATGGCTACATACACAGTCACTTTTAAGCAACTGCTAGACAACTATGCAGTGCTACAAACACTGACCGACACTGAAATAGAAGTAGGGCAATCCATCACTGTTGCCACTGTTGGTGCACCCTTCAACGGCACTTTCGTTGTTTATGCCATGCCTCAATATGAGTACATCGGCATAGACACCGAAGGTGACCTGCTATTTAACAGCAATGTCAGCATCCCTAACCAGGTGCTGTTTGCTTGTACCGGCACAGATGTTGCGCGAATTGCATCAGCTGGAACAATTACCTACACGCAAAACTGCACGTGGATTACCACAGCAAACCTGATTACATACCTTGGCGTAGAGATTACTAACCCCAGCGATGACTTCACGCTGGCAACACAGGCCGCTGCCGCAGCTAATGACTTTGCCTTTAGACGCAGGCAAGAGTCTGGCTATTTTGACAGCTTGACAACTTCACCAGGGCATGATGTGACGCTCGGTACGGCGATGTATGCAGCTGCACTGTGGCGCGCTCGAGGTTCCGTTCAAGACACCTTTGCTACCTTTGACGGAATGGGCACTGCAAGCGTCTCAGCAATGACCCCAATTGTTAAGCAGCTACTGGGCATCCATCGCCCACAGGTGGCGTAGTGCCCTTTACAGACCTTCTCAACGAGTCCATAGACGATGTGGCAGCAAAGATAGCCACAGTCTCAGGGCTGAGGGTTGTAACAGACCCCACAAAAATTGTGCCTAACTGTGTATTCATTGACGCGCCATCGTTTACGACCTTTGCAGGCAATGGCAACATCCTAAATGTGACGTTCCCTATTAAAGTGCTTGGCTCAGGCCCAGCCAACCTGCCAGTGCTACGGCAGCTGCTCAGCACCACAGCCAAAGTCATATCCAGCAATGTGATCGTAATGAACGGCCAACCTACTGCCTACCTCATTGGTGGTGCAGAATATCCTTGCTACGACCTAGTAGTATCCGTACAAGCACAGACAGCGTAAGGCGAATCATGTACACAATCATCAGTCCAAGAATCGGAACACCGGGCGACAAGTTCGAGCCTTCTGAAAACACCAACATTGAAGCCCTCATTGAGGGTGGCTTCATCAAATCCGACAAACCAGTTACAAAATCTGCTAAAACAGAAGAAACATCTCCAGAGGAGTAGACCATGCCTACAAGTACATATCTTTCTAACCCAACATTTACTGTCAATAGCGTTGATTTGTCAGATCAGACAACATCAGCAACCTTGACTGTTAAGTATGACGCGCTTGAATCAACAGCCTTTGGCGGTTCTTCTCGTGTCTACACTGCTGGGCTTGGAGACCACGAACTCACTGTTGAATTGTTCATGAGCTACGCAGCCACCGAGACCTACGCAACTTTGGCAGCTCTCGTTGGCACAGCAACAACTGTGGTCATGAAGCCAACATCAGCATCACCTGGCGCAACCAACCCAGTGTTTACTTTGACCGGCACATACCTTGAAGCATTGCCAGTCATTGATGCCACACTTGGCGAACTGTCAAGCATTTCGCTGACATTCCGCGGCGGTGTTTACACTGTTTCAATCACTTAACAAAACCAACAAGGGAAACCCGACATGAAATTAGAGCTCCGCGCAGACATGGGCGAAGGCCCATTTACAGTATCCACCAACCTTTGGTGTGTGACCCAATGGGAACGCAAGTTCAAAACCAAAGCGTCAGAAATGGCCAATGGCATTGGCATAGAGGACTTGGCGTTTCTTTGCTGGGCAGCGTGTCAAACACATTCCATCGTGGTGCCAATTGTCTTTGATGACTTCATTAAAAAATTGGTCAGCCTTGACATTGTTAGCGAGGAAACTGACCGCCCTTTCTCCGAGGCACCTACCGACATTCTTTAGCGGGGGTGCTTATTGCCACAGGCTTTTGGCCACGTGAGATAGAGTTCACCAGTGACGACCTCTCGACAGTCATCAAAATGATTAACGAAAGTCGGAAGAAGTAATGCCAGTAGATGTAACGATGGAATTTTCAGGACTTAAAGAGGCCTTGAAGGAAATTAACACCATTGACAAGAAACTGCGCCGACAAATCACTCGTGACTTTGCACAGATTGTGCAGCCAGTTGTAGGCAAAGCCGAATCTATGTTGCCAAACAAAGCACCACTGTCCGGGATGAAAAGGTCTTGGAAGGGCAAATCAGGCGCTGACATTATGAGCTGGAACGATGCCTTAGTGCGCCGAAACCTTAAAGCCTTTACTAGTGGTAAGAAGGTACGTGATACTGGCTTAGGATTTAAACAAAACCTTGGCACCTTTGGCATTAAATGGCTTGGGCCACAGGCAAGCGCCTTAGACATGATGGTCAAAGGCACAATGGGTGAAAACCTCACTAATCGTTTTGGCCCCCCATCTCGTATTATTTACAGGGCTTATGAAGCAGCAGACGCCAAAGTTCAAGCCGATGTTAAAGAACTTGTGAACAAAGTAATGAAAATGACTAACAGTGCAATGAGACTTAAATGAGCGTAATTCTTAACATTGTCTCGGAATTTGACGCCAAGGGACTAAAGCAAGCCCAATTTCAATTTCGACAACTAGAAAAAACTAGCGACAAAGTTGCTTTTGCCATGAAGCGAAGCATGGTTCCAGCCACTGCCGCTATAACAACTTTGGCTGCTGTCGCTTTCAAAGCCACCAAAATGGCCAGCGATCTCAATGAAGAAACCAGCAAAGCCCAGCAAATCTTTGGCGATGCAAGCAATTCAATCATTGAATTTAGTAACACTGCTGCAAGCAAAATTGGCCAATCCAGAACCGAAGCATTAAAAGCAGCCGGAACCTTTGGCGTTCTTGGCCAAGCAGCAGGATTAACAGGTACCGATTTAACAGCAATGTCTATCCAGTTCACCAAACTGGCAAGTGACCTGGCTTCATTTAACAACACAAGCCCAGAAGATGCTGTGTTGGCTTTAGGTGCTGGTTTGCGTGGCGAGGCTGAACCGCTTAGGCGTTACGGCGTTTTGCTTGACGATGCCACCCTGCGGCAAAAGGCTTTAGAACTTGGATTAGTCAAAACCACTAAAGATGCACTAACGCCACAAAACAAAAGCCTTGCTGCACAAGCAGTAATTCTCGAAAAGACAGCGTTACAACAGGGCAACTTTGCTTTAACTTCGCAAGAGGCCGCCAACCAGCAACGCACGTTTACTGCCAAACTTAAAGACCTGCAAACCCAAATGGGTGTGTTGTTTTTGCCAGTCCTTAAAGACACTCTAGATACGCTTAACGACTATCTCGATGTTCTGACTTATCTCACTGACAACACCGACAAAGCAAGCGACTCAACCGGCAAATGGCTAGATCGTTTTGTCAAACTTGCCGAGATAGTTCTTCCCTTTGCTCAAGTTATGAAGGGTTTAGGCATTGTTGTCGGCAAGGTAAACGAATATGTAAGCGGCCAAGCCGATGCGCTAAAACAAAACGAACGGGCAACAAGTCGTGTAACCAGCAGAATTGCTGAACTGGCTAGTCTTGAAAAATTACGCGGGACAGTAACCGAAGAAACCACAAAAAATACAAACAAATCATCAGAATCTTTAAAGAAAAAAGCCGCTGCTTTAGCTAAAGCTAAAGAACGAGCTAAGGAAATGAAACGGCAAGCAGAAGAACTGGCGCAAGCAATACAGGAAAAACTCAACGCCCAACTTGATGATGCCACAGCCAAACTTGCTGACGCCCAGGGTGCTTTCGATTCTTTTGGCAAAGGCGTAGGGCAAGCCATCACCAGTGGTTTTAACTTTGCTGATGCGCAATCCGAGATTGCCGGCAACGCTGCGCAAGTCAAGACTGCCTTGCAAAAACAAGCTGAGGCACAAGCCAAAGTGAATAAGGCACAGGCTGACTACAACTTCTTCCAACGTGACGATTACGCAGTCATTCTGACTGATGCGTTAGGGGACTTAAAAATAGCCACCGATGAAGTCACGGCTGCACAAGCCAAGCCTCAGACCTTTTTTGAGTCTCTAAATAAGCAGGCTGACAAGGCTAAAAAGTTTGGAGAGCTTGTAAGCAGACTGATGGCTGCCGGACTTAATGAAGCTGCTTTGCAACAGGTTTTGGCTGCAGGTGTTGATGGCGGCACGGCCATAGCAGAAGAAATTCTTGGCTCCGCTGACGGCGTTTTAAAGGCTAATGATTTGACTCAAGCTATGACTGACTTGGCTGCCAATATGGCTAAAAAATCAGCAGAGAAGTATTACCAGGCAGGCGTGGACAGCGCTAAGTCTTTTCTTGCTGGCATCCAAGCCACCATGGGCATTGCTGGGCCGACCGTGGACTTTGCCGGTATTGATTTGTCAAGTGTTTTGTCGGGCATCAACTTTGGTATGGGAACATTGATGGCTGACGGTGGTGTGGTCACACGCGCTACGACAATTACAGCTGGCGAGGCTGGCCCTGAAGCAATTATCCCTCTTGATCGGATGGCTGAGTTTGGCTTTGGTGGCAACAATGGCGGCGTAACAATTAATGTCAATGGCGGCGACCCCAATGCTGTAGTAGATGCACTACGCGCTTATATGTTCCGCAACGGATCAGTACCAATCAGGGTGAGTGGCTAATGCCTACTTATTCGTACAGTGTTTATGTCAATGGTGGTTTAGTTCCTAATGTGCAGGGCTTACAAATAACCAAAGGCCGCCAAGGCGTTCAAGACCCTTTTCGTGCTGGCACAGCAACTATTAACGGTCGAAGCCTGGTTGGTTTTACTGTTCCTACTATTGGGCAAACTGTGGCTATTTACGACAGCATTACTTTGGGTTCAGTTTTTTTTGGCAAGGTTGCTGACGTCACCATCAACTATGGCATTGTCGCAGCGCAAGACACCTGGACTATTTTTTGTGAAGACATTATGGCTGACACTGGCCGTAACTTAACTACAAGCAGTTGGTCAAGCGGCACTAACACTTACTTTGCGGCCATTGCTGCCATTAACGGCATTATCACACTGACCAGTGTCGGGCCAACGCCAGCACTGTCTACGTGTTCTGGTCAAGTTTTTACTAACGAAAACCTCTTAACTGTTTTACAGACGCTGATTGCTACTGAGCAGGGCCGCATCTGGGCCATTGACAATAACACTTTGGGTTGGATAGGTCGCAGTGACATGGCTATAAGAAACACTGTTTGTGA